ACCACCGAGGAAGCCAGCTTATCCGCGCTCTTTCCATCCCTCGCGCTGATGGATCGTTTAACGATTCGCCAGAGTTAATGGCCGAGATGATCCGCTACTGCGAGCAGGACGTCCGAACCATGCGCGCAGTCAGCCAGGCCATGCGGCCACTGTCCGAGCAAGAGCTGGCCGACTACCATGTCAACGAGCGCATCAACGACCGTGGCGTATTGCTTGACTTGCCACTCGCACAGGCGGCGATTCGTTACGCGTCGGTCGAGCTGGAAGAGATTGAGTCACTGGTCGCCGACCTGACCGAGGGCGAGATCAAATCCGTACGCAGCCCCAAGATGAAACAGTGGGTCATGGATCGCGTCGGGCCGCAGGCGCTGAAGATGATGGAGGTGTACAAGGATGGCGAGCAGAAGTATTCTATCGACAAGTCAGTACGCGCCAACCTGTTAACTTTTGCGGAGGAAAACCCCGATGAGATTCCGGCCCATGTTGCGGACGTCATTCAATGCGCAGATGACCTCTGGGCGTCGTCGGTTGCGAAGTTCAGCCGCCTTGCAGGCTTGGCAGACGAAGACGATCACCGAGTACGAGGTGCTTTTGTCTTCGCTGGAGGCTCTGCCACTGGACGAGCTTCGAGTTATGGCGCGCAAGTTCACAACTTCACGCGCAAGTGCGCCGACGAGCCAGACGCTGTTAGGCACGCTATGGTGCGAGGCCACAGCATCACCCCAAGATTTGGAAAACGCGTTACGGATGTTCTCCGGTCGATGCTCCGGCCCGCACTGATCCCGGCGCCCGGCAAACAATTCGTTGCAGCCGACTGGTCAGCGGTCGAGGCCCGCGTCACCGCCTGGGCGTCAGCCGACCCGCAGGCCGAAGAGGTGCTGCAGGTCTTCCGCGAGGGCCGCGACATCTACAAGCGCGAAGCCGCCGGAATCTACCGGGTGGCCGAAGATGCGGTCGACAAAGAGCAGCGCCAGATTGGCAAGGTTGCGATCCTGTCATTAGGCTTCGGCGGCTCGATCGGGGCGTTCTCAGCGATGGGCCGCAACTACGGCGTCGTCATGGCCGAGTCCGATTCTCGCCGCATTGTAGACGCGTGGCGGCGCTCAAACGCATGGGCGGTGCGCTACTGGGGCAAGCTAGAAGACGCCTACACGCGCGCTCTACGCAATCCTGGGCGGGAGTTCTCAGCCGGGCGCGTCACCTACCTGTATGACAAGCAACACCTCTGGTACGCGCTGCCCAGTGGGCGCATCCTGTGCTATCCGTTTGCTAAGTTTGATGGCGACGAGATTACATATGTGAAGGCCGCATGGAAACCTGCCGCAGACGCAACCGAATGGCCCAGAGCGCGCTTGTGGCGCGGTCTGGCTTGTGAGAATATAACGCAAGCGATCGCCAACGATCTGCTGCGGCACGCTTTACGCCAGCTACCTGACGTAGTGCTGCATGTGCATGACGAGATCGTTCTGGAGACGGCAGACCCTGATGCACCCAATACCCTAAAGCAAGTGATGTGTACGCCGCCTGAATGGGCGGCTGGACTGCCTTTGTCCGCTGAAGTGGAAGTGATGGACAGATACGGCAAGGGCTAATAAAAAAGCCGCCTGGCAGGGCGGCTCTTTCAACTACAAGGACAACAATGGATTTCCTAGAATTCTACACCAATCTCGCGCCACAGGGCGAGACGGCGCTCGTCGTGCGCCAGAAGCCACAACTGAAGAACGGTCAGATTCAGCTGCACCCCGACGGGGCTGTCAAGTGTACATGGCCCGCTTATCTGCCTACCTACCACACCAAGCCTGATTGGGCCATCTATGGCAACACGGCGTCGTTCATCATCGACCGTTTCAAGGACGGCCATGTGTCGGCGTCAGCGGCCAATGCCACGCATGTGCTAGTGATGGTGTTGGACGACGTCGGCGACCCGGTCAAGGCGCCCAACACGCCCAGTTTGCCACCGACATGGATTATCGAGACGTCGGCTGGCTCGTTCCAGTGGGGCTACGCGTTCTCAGATCAGCCAACCACGGGCGACTATGCCGCCGCCATTCGCGCGATCGCGGATGCCGGATACACCGACCCTGGCGCCTGCAACCCGGTACGCAACTTCCGTCTGCCGGGGTCGGTCAACTTGAAACCCGGCAGAGATAACTTCAAGGCGCAACTGGTTGAGTTCCACCCTGAGCGCGAGTACACCCTGCCAGAGATTTGCACGGCGCTGCAGGTCACCCCTACGCCGACCGAGTCGCTAGGCCCACGCCCGATCCGGCTATCCGACGACGGGGCCGACGACGTCATGGCTTGGCTGTCCGGTCAGGGTCTGCTGCTGTCCATGCCGAACCCGGCGGGCTGGGCTGGCGTCATGTGCCCCAACAGCGGCGAGCATACCGACGGCAACCCCGAAGGCCGCTACAACCCGGCCACGCGCTCGTATTGCTGCCTGCACTCGCACTGCATTGACCTAGACTCGCACGCATTCTTGGATTGGGTCGCAGCCAATGGCGGCCCCAAGCACGCGCCGGGTTTGCGTGACGAGCTGCTGGCGGCTGTGATGGATCAGACGTTATCCAAGCTCAAGCCCACCGAGGCGTTCCCAGACAAGGGCGCCGAGATTATCGCCGAGGTCGAGAAAAAACAACTGGATAGGGTTGAGAAGGAAAGCTGGTATGAGCGTTTTGCGTACATTCAGGACGATGATTCGTACTTTGACATGCTGGATAGACGCGAGATTAGTCGCAATACTTTCAATGCACTCTTTCGGCACGTTACCTGTCACTCCATCCACAAGGGCAAAACGCCGCGCCGAATTGAGGCGTCTACATGCTTTGACGAAAACCGACAGGCGAAAGGTGCGCTCGCCTTAGCCGGTATTACTTACGCCGCTGGCGAAACCGTGCTGGTGTCGCGTGACGGTCAAGTCTACGGCAACCGATGGTCGGATGGCCGTCCGGCGTGCGTGGCTGGCGATGTAACACCCTGGTTAGACCATCTGCACCGGATGGTGCCCGAAGAGTTCGAGCGGGAGCATTTGCTTAACGTGATAGCGCACAAGGTGCAGCGCCCAGACGTCAAGATCAATCACGCGATTCTGCACATTGGCCGGCAGGGCAGCGGCAAAGATACGCTATACGAGCCGTTTTTATGGGCTGTTGGGGGTGCTCGCGCCAGTCGACGTAACGTGGCCATCGTGCGCAATGAGGAGATCACGTCTCAGTGGGGCTATAACTACGAGTCCGAAATTATGGTGTTTGAAGAGCTGCGCCAGAGCGAGGCGAAGGATCGCAGGGCGCTCGAAAACCACCTGAAGCCCATTATCGCCGCGCCGCCGGAGTTTGTAACCGTCAACCGCAAGGGTTTGCACCCGTATCAGGCGCTGAATCGAATGCTGGTGCTGGCATTCTCAAATGAGCGCGTGCCTTTGTCGTTGCCGTCCGAGGATCGCCGCTGGTTTGTCGTGTACTCGGACGCGCCGCGCATGACCGAGGAAGAGGGTGCCCGCTTGTGGCGCTGGCTAGATAACGGCGGCTGTTCGGCGGTCGCAGCGTGGCTCTACGAGCGTGACGTATCCCGATTCAACCCAGGCGGCACTCCACCGTTGACTGAGGCCAAGATCATCATGGTCGAGCAGGGCAGGTCTACCGCCGAATCGTATCTTGTCGAGATGATCGAGCGCCGCCTAGGTGAGTTCTCGGCGGGCGTGATCGCAGCACCCTTCTACTCGATCTGCGACCGCCTGCAGGGCGGCGCGCCGATGGGTACGCGGGTCGTGCAGCAGGCGCTCTTGCACGCGCTCAAAGAGGCCGGATGGGTCGATATGGGTCGCCTAGCATCGCGTGAGTTTGGCACCAAAAAGCACATATTCTGCGCGCCAGAGCTGGCCGATACGGCCAGTAAATCGGAGCTGCGCCGCATGGTCGAGGAAACCCCGCCGCCATCAGCCGTTCGCCTGGTCAAATAGGCGTAAAAAAAGCCCGTCAGGTTTGATCCTGACGGGCAACCGAAGGATGGCCACATGGCCAGCGCTGGGAGAGAGCAGCGCGCTATAACCCTAGCACGATCGCAAGCATGGCTGCAAGTATCAATCCGATGAGAGCGAACATGCAGCCTCCGATTCAATATCTTTAATGGTATGGTCTTTGAGCAGGTCGACCACGTCGACGCCGCCGGCGTAAGCGTGGATCAGCCAAGCATTACCAGCAAACCCGACAGACCGGTCTGCGGGTTCCCAGTCAACGAAGCAGAGCAGCTCAATGTCGCCGTGTGTGTATGTGTACGGCCACAGATGCGCCGGCCACCATGGCGCGCTGGTATCAATTTGCGTTTTCATTCTGATATATCCTCCAGTAATGGCATTGTCGGGTCGTACTGCGCAGTCGATTCGGTGTTCAATCGTGGAAAGTACTCCAGCGCTTGCAGGCAATTCAGTGAATCAAATAGCGCCACATAACGCGCCGTTGACATATTCGGCGTCCATGTCGGAAATTTGCGCAGGTCTTTAAACTTAGCCGGTTTCCATGCCTTGCGCGCCAATTTGGCCCACTGGATCGGGTCCTTATCGAATTTCAGCGTGTATGTCGTACCGTCAATTTTTAGCGTTTGCATAGCTCAGTTTCCATTAAATAGGTGTTAATTAAGTGTAGAGCGGTTCCGGCGGCCGCTAAAGTGCCTTTGGGTTCCGGGTTATCTAATGCGCGTGCCAGTACCGCGCGCGCTTGCCAAAGCAGGTTTTCATTTGCGCCGGTTATTTCGGCGGTTTCCTGCGCGCGCAGGATCGCGGTTTTAAGCTTGCCCATAATTAACCCTCCAGTAGTAATTTTTTAAGATACGGCACGGCAAAGCCCGTCAAGTTTGACAGTTCGCGTAGTGTCATATTCGGGTTTTGATCGTATATGCGTTTGATATCGTCATGCGTGAGCCCGTTAATCGAGCGTTTCAGTGTGTATGCCATTGTTTTACTCTCCAGGTTTACCATAGCGCGCGGCCGTGGCTTTTGATTGTCGGAATTAGACGCGCCGGTACAGGCACGCGCCGCGTGATATACCGGCCATTGGCCGGCGGATAATCAAGCCACCGAATAACGCGGTTTTCGTCATCCAATAGCCCATATTGCAAGCGGCCGCGGCCGCTCATATCGTGCAGCAACCGCAACAGGGCGCATCAATGCAGCGGCCGCGCGCGTTGCGGTAATAGTCACGCGGGCCGTGCTCGCCTGTTAACGTGATAGTGTCGACGGCCGTGCGGCGCCGTTCTAATAGCACCGTGCGACCCTTAGACCATTGGATTAAATCGCCGGCCAAGATGCGCGCGCCAGTTGACGCGCACATGCCAGGGTATCGTGCTGTTATCGTTTTCATATTAGGCCGCCTTTTTCAGAAAAAATACTTTTTCCGCTTTTTTGGCGCCGGAACCGTGAGCCAAAAACCCGACAATTGTCGGCCGATCGGCGCGCGCGCAGAGCTGACAGTCTGCGCAGCTCACGTCGTCGCGCAGCTGCGCAGGGCAAGTAACGACGACGCGGCCGGCCGGCGTGCGGTTTTTAGCGCCGGCGTCGGCCGGTAGAATTGTGACGACAGGGCCGGCGCCGGTATCGGCCAACGCGTCGGCGTGCGCTAAATCGTTGGCCGATAGGTTGATAGTAAAGCCGGCCGCGTTGGCCGCCTTAATCTGCGCGAGATTGTCGGCCGTGGCCGGCTTATGCGTATAAGTAAAGCCACGGCGACCGGCGTTGGCGTTGACTAGCATTTCCAGCGCGGCCGGATTAATCGAATTGTCTAAGCCTGGTAAATCGCCGGCCTGATTGTGACGCCACAATTGGCCGGCCGGTAGCGCGGCGATCGCGTCGCAAAATTCGGCCCATTGCATACCGCGATCGCCGGCCGTGACAGCGCGCCAATGCAACGCGAGCGGGCCGCCGTCGGCGTAACAACCGGCCGATTTAAGCGGGCATGCCGATGGGCATGAAGCGGCCGACGTCGTCGATACTGGTATCGGGCCGGTTTTTGCGTTGGCTGATTTTAGCGTTAAGTGTACGGTTTTCATGGTCGGTTCCCTTCAGTTATTAGATTGACAAAAGTACAGCGAACATCAAATAGACAAATAGCCCGATGAACAGCGCGGCAATATATTCAAAGGGTTTCATGATCAGACTCCCATCATCAGAACAGCAGTAAATAACATCAACGCGCAATAGGCGCCGCAGAGTATTTCGTAAGCGTAATTTTTCATGGTTGGTTCTCCGGTTTGCTTAAAATTTAATCAGTGATTTGCTACACATTGTTTTGCTGCTGAAACCATTATAGCGAGTCAATCGAAAATGTAAAGCATTCTTTTGCACTTTTTTTCGCTGTCGATTTGTCGCCAATGTTGGCGCAATGTTGGCTATTTTTTGGGGTGAAAACGCCAACGTGAAAAGCTAGACTGCGAGCGGCTTTTGGCGTTTTGTTGGCTATGTTGGCTATTATTTTTACTAAAGCTGGAATTTGTGTTTTTCGTTATCATTATGGCAATAATGTCAGGAATAGGGCTGCGTTTAAAGAGCCCGCTGCGATTTTTTTCGATAGCCAACATAGCCAACATTGCCAACATAGCAGAATGACAATACATAAAGTTATCCACAGGTTTGGTAGCATTATGCTAACAGTTAGTGACCACTAACCTGGCTATGTTAGTGACCACTAACTTTGTAAGTGAGTACTCACTAACCCGGTTAGTAAGTGCTTACTAACTTGCCAGGCTGACAACCATGTAAGTGAGTGCTCACTAACCTGGGGGGTGGGGGCCCGTGGCAGGCCGGTCGCGGCCACGGAGGTGTCAGAAGAAATTTTTTTTATTTTTTTGTAGGTAGCCAACATTGCCAACATGACCCACAAATGCGCTAATATCCGACCATGTTCAAGTCAATCCCATTTGTGCCACGTAAGGTTGAGGCGACTGAAGCGCGCCTCCAGGCGATCTATGACGCAGCCGCTTTAGGTTTGAAGGGCGACTCGCTGGCGTTGGCTGCCGGTATGCTGCCCACCGAGTTCAGGCAGCTGTGCGAGCTTGATCCTGTAGCCGAGATGGCTGTCTTAAAGGGCCGCGCTGACTCCGAGATGGAAGCAAGCACTCACTTGCGGGAGGCGGCTCGTGCAGGCGACGCCAAGGCAGCGCTGGCTATCCTGCAGCACAGCCACGGTTGGACAGCCCGGCAGGAAATTAGCGTGGACATCACGAACAAGATCAGCATCACGCAGGCGCTGCAACAGGCGCAGGAACGCGTCATCGACGGTCTGATTACCGAACAGAAACCGGAGTATCTGGAACATGCCACAGCCAACGAACGCACTCGCACCGCAGCCTAGCAATCGGTTGTTAGACTACATTGTGCAAAATACGCCCGCGCAGTGGTTTCCTACTGCTGGACGGGTTTTTCTTGAGTCAATGCAAGGCAAACGCGATCCAATTACTGAAGCGGATTTTTCGCCGGACGAGCTTAAACAGATACGCCAAGTTATCGAATCGACGGAAGGCCGAGGCAACGTGCAGTACAAAGACTATGTAAACGCAAAAAAGAAATTGTTGCAAGAACGAATGGCTTTTGCGGATTTGCCGCCTTCTATCCTTGCCATTACCAATCCGCTGGGAAACACCGCCGCTACGCTAGGCCGGTTTAAATACGTCCGCGACGCTGACGGTAATTTGCGTGCAATTGATGCTTACGACTTTAATCCTACCAATATGGATAGCTATAGCCCTTACGCCATATTGCGTCGATATGCAGGTGAAAAAATGCCGCCTGGCACTGGACGGCCGGTAAACATCAACTTAGGTAAATAATGGCACAACAGCCGATCTATGACGCCGAGGGCGAACAGCTACTGATGTCGCGCCTGTGGGCGCCGACTATCGCTGACGATCCCGAAGCGTTCGTGTTGTTTGCCTTCCCGTGGGGGCAAGCCAACACACCGCTGGCCAAGTTTAAAGGCCCGCGCACCTGGCAGCGCAAGATCCTGCGACGCATTGCCGAACACATTAAGAACAACCGTGGCCAGATGGACATGGACGCCCTGCGCACAGCGGTGGCCTCCGGTCGTGGTATCGGTAAGTCGGCCCTAGTGAGCTGGCTAGTGCTGTGGATGCTGACCACCCGCATCGGATCGAGCGTGATCGTCTCAGCCAACAGTGAGGCGCAGCTGCGCTCCGTCACATGGGGTGAACTGACTAAGTGGCAGGCGATGGTGATTAACAACCACTGGTGGGAGATTAGTGCTACCAAGCTGACCCCAGCCAAGTGGCTAACCGAGTTGGTTGAGCGGGACTTAAAGAAAGGTACGCGCTACTGGGCGGCGGAAGGCAAGCTCTGGTCGGAGGAGAACCCCGACAGCTACGCCGGTGTCCACAACCACGACGGCATGATGCTGATCTTTGACGAGGCAAGCGGTATACCGGACGCCATCTGGTCAGTCGGTGCGGGCTTCTTCACTGAACCCATCCTAGACCGGTACTGGTTTGCGTTCTCCAACCCCCGGCGCAACCAAGGCTACTTCTACGAGTGCTTCCACGCCAAGCGCAATTTCTGGCAGACAGAGAACATCGACTCCAGAACGGTCGAGGATACGGACAAGCAGATATATGAGCAGATCATTGCGGAATATGGCGAGGATTCGCCGCAGGCTAGGGTTGAGGTCTACGGAGAGTTTCCTTCAGCTGGCGAAGATCAGTTTATTGGTGCGAGTGCTGTCGACGACGCCGCCAATCGGCCAAAATACAAGGACACGACGGCGCCAATTGTTATCGGCGTTGACCCAGCTAGAGGCGGCGCGGACGCAACCGTCATCGTCGTCCGGCAAGGACGGGATTTAGTGGCCATCAAACGCTACCACGGCGAGGACACCATGATGACCGTAGGGCGCGTGATCGACGCGATCGAGGAGTACCGGCCAGCGCTGACCATCATCGACGAGGGTGGCTTGGGCTACGGGATACTTGACAGATTAAAAGAACAGCGCTACAAGGTGCGGGGAGTGAACTTCGGCTGGAAGTCAAGCAAACCGGTCATGTATGGCAACAAGCGGGCCGAGATGTGGGGTGCGATGAAGGATTGGTTAAAGACCGCCAGCATCCCCAACGATAGGCAGCTAAAAGCGGACTTGACTGGCCCCATGAAGAAGCCCGACTCGTCGGGGACGATCTACTTGGAAGGCAAGAAAGAGATGAAGTCCAGAGGCTTGGCCTCACCGGATGCAGCAGACGCACTAGCGGTGACGTTCGCGTTCCCGGTGGCCAGCCGGGAGTCGAGTTTTGAGCGTGCAACGCGTCGCAGCGACGGCTACACGCAGCGGCCAGTCGCTGCAACTGGATGGATGGGGGCGTGATGGCTAAAAAAGGTGTGTCACTGAGTGTCGGACGGGGTGAGAAGCTGCCGGTTAGTAAGGGCGCAGGCTTGACTGCCAAGGGGCGGGAGAAGTACAACCGCGAGACAGGCAGCAACTTGAAGGCACCCGCGCCGCATCCGAAGACGAAAGCGGACGAAGGCAGGAAAAAGTCCTTCTGTGCCCGCATGGGTGCGGTTGCAGCCAAAGCGAAAGACGGCGAACGCGCGAAAGCGTCACTTAAACGATGGAAGTGCTAGAAATGCCATTGAACACGCTCGCGCCCGAGTCAGTCAATAATCTGCGCCGCATTACAGATTTTGACAAGTACGCCGGGTTAACCAGCAGCAATAAAGACTTGGTCGCTGACTACCGACCACTAAACTTTGACGCGTTGCTAAAGTCGGGCGCGTTACGTGTCACGCACAAAGGTCTTGACGACAAATACGACCCAGACCCTATGGCGGGGTTTTCTTTAGTGTCGGGGTACAACGACGCTGTGGGGGAGCAAACCCGCAGATGGAAAGACAACCCCGCGATGTATTCGGTCGTCAAAGACATGCTGTCTACCCGCCCCCGCGATATTGGCGCGCATAAGTACATGCAGATATTGCAATCCGCGCGCGACATGGGGTTGCCCGATGAAGCTATCTTTTTAAACGTTAAATAATGGCTACTAAACCTGGTCTTTACAGTAATATTCACGCAAAACGCGAGCGCATCAAGGCCGGTTCTGGCGAAAAGATGCGTAAACCCGGCTCGCCTGGCGCACCGACGAACAAGGACTTCAAGCAGTCGGCTAAAACGGCGAAGAAGGGGAAGTGACATGCCGCTGATTAAGTCGAAATCGGAAAAAGCGTTCAAAGAAAACATACGCGCCGAGGTAAAATCGGGCAAACCGGTCAAACAGGCAGTCGCGATAAGTTACGCCGTTAAGCGCGCGGCGTCAAAACCCACCAAAAAGATGAAATAAATGGATCTTTCGCCCGACGAACAAGCGGTCATCGACTATCACAGGTCGAACCTCTACCAAAACAAGGGGCTTCGCAACCCCGATGGGTCGGTAACGACGTTCAAAGGGTCGGTAGTGGGCGCTGACGGCGGGCACATGATTTTGCCCACTTATTGGCACGGTCAAGTGCGAGATATTCCGCAAGCCATGCGTTTTGCCATAAAATCGGGCATCAAGTTTCCAATTTATCCAACAGTTGATGAAGCATTGGCCGCTGAACAACGCCTGCACGGTATCATGGAGCAGGATTTGCGCGATTATCAAGCGCGCCCGAAACCGAAAATGAAATAAATGGACTATACCGGCATAAATAAGGCAGCAAAAGTCGCCGATATCGGTGGAAATCCACCGCCGGACGACATCAAGAAAGACACGCAAGACGTGCTTTCAACCATGCGAAAGCGCCTGCAAATGGCGATTTCGGCGCTGTCTGAGAGCCGGGAAGACGAGCTAGACGACCTGCGCTTCTACGCAGGCTCGCCAGACAACCACTGGCAGTGGCCAGCCGACGTCTTGGCCACACGCGGTGCGGTGCAAGGGCAGACGATCAACGCCCGCCCGACGCTCACCATCAACAAGCTGCCGCAACACGTACGACAGGTCACCAATGACCAAAGACAAAACCGTCCGAGCGGCAAAGTTATACCCGCTGACGACAACGCCGACCCAGAAGTCGCCGAAATCTACAACGGCATGGTCAGGCACATTGAATACATCTCGGACGCCGATGTCGCCTACGACACCGCTTGCGAGAACCAGGTCAGCTACGGCGAAGGCTACATCCGAATCCTGACCGAATACTGCGACGACGACACGTTCGACCAAGACATCAAGATCGCCCGCATCCGTAACAGCTTTTCGGTCTACATGGACCCGACAATCCAAGACCCGTGCGGTGCAGACGCCAAGTGGTGCTTTGTCACCGAAGACCTGCAGCGTGCGGACTACGAGCGCATGTTCCCTGATGCAAGCCCGATCTCGACCTTGCAGGCGCAAGGCGTGGGTGACCAGTCGATCTCCGTCTGGATCAACCAGGATACGGTCAGAATCGCTGAGTATTACTACATCGAGTACGACCGCGCCACGCTGCACCTGTACCCCGGCAACATCACGGCGTTTGAGGGTTCGCCCGAAGCCCGCCAGATGAAGCAGATGGGCATCAAGCCTATCCGCAGCCGTGAGGTCAACGCCAAGCGGGTCAAGTGGTGCAAGACCAACGGCTACGAGATGCTTGAGTCGAACGACTGGGCAGGCCGCTGGATTCCGATCGTGCGCGTCATCGGTAACGAGTTCGAGGTTGACGGTAAGCTGTACGTCTCAGGTCTGGTGCGTAACGCCAAGGACGCTCAGCGCATGTACAACTACTGGACGAGCCAAGAGGCCGAGATGTTGGCCTTGGCGCCCAAGGCGCCGTTCATCGGTTACGGTGGCCAGTTCGAAGGTTATGAGATGCAGTGGAAGACGGCCAACACGCAGAACTGGCCGTATCTGGAGGTCAACCCCGACGTAACAGACGGCTCTGGCGCCGTGTTGCCGCTGCCACAACGTGCGGCACCGCCACTGCCGCAGACCGGGCTGATTCAGGCCAAGATGGGTGCGTCAGACGACATCAAGTCGACCACTGGCCAGTACGACACTAGTCTTGGAGCGACATCTAATGAGCGTTCGGGTAAGGCGATTATGGCGCGCGAGCGTCAGTCTGATACTGGCACTTATCATTACGTGGACAATCTGGCACGCGCTGTTCGGCATGTAACGCGCCAGCTGGTTGACCTGATCCCTAAGATTTACGACACCCAGCGGGTTGCCCGCATCATTGGGGTGGACGGCGACACCGACATGGTCAAGCTCGACCCCATGCAGCAGGAAGCGGTGCGGGAGATCCGCGACCAGAACGACATCGTCATCGACAAAATTTACAACCCCGGCGTTGGCAAGTACGACGTCGTGGTGACCACCGGCCCGTCCTACCTGACCAAGCGTCAAGAGGCACTAGATGCGATGGGCATGATCCTGCAATCCAACCCGCAACTCTGGCAAGTCGCTGGCGACCTGTTCATCAAGAACATGGATTGGCCTGGCGCCCAAGAGATGGCGAAACGGTTCGAGAAGATTATCGATCCGAAGATCATGGCCGACAGCGACGAGTCGCCCGAAATGCAGCAGGCCAAACAGCAGATGGAGGCGATGGCCCAAGAGCTGGATCAGCTGCATCAGATGCTCCAAGGCGTCAATCAGTCGGTCGAAGTCCAAGATATGCAGCGCAAGAATTTCGAGGCCGAGATCAAGGCGTACCAAGCCGAGACGCAACGCCTTACCGCCGTCTCAGGCGCCATGACGCCCGACCAAGTGCAAGACGTCGTCATGCAGACCCTGCGCGACGTTATGTCGACCGGCGACTTGGCTATGAGCGAGGGTGGGCTGGAGCTGCCGGGCGAGATGGGTGGCCAGCCACCAATGGGCGGCGAGATGGGTGGGATGCCACCGGAAATGCAACAAATGCCGCCAGAAATGGGTATGATGCCACCGGAAATGGGCGAAATGCCTCCTGAGGAACCACGACTATGAGCTGCGCAAACTTTGTAGGCATCCTGTTTTTGGGCCGCGATGTGGCTCACTCGGTGCATCTGAACACCCGTAGCTTCTCAAAGCACATGGCGCTGAACACGTTTTACGACGAGATCGTCGAGCTGGCGGACAAGTTTTCTGAGGCGTACCAAGGCCGCCACGGGCTGATCGGCGCCATCTCGCTGCAGTCGACCAAGAAGCCAGGCAACATTGTGGAGTTTTTGCAAGACCAGCTTGATGAAATTGAAGAGATGCGGTACAAGGTGGTCGATAAGTCGGACACACCTTTGCAAAACATTATTGATGAAATTGTTGGGTTGTACTTGTCCACGCTGTATAAACTAAGGTTCTTGGCATGACCGTACCGGTTTCCCAGACAAAATTTGGTAAGAACGAGCCGTTTGAGGTACAAGTCTCACGCAGCGAGATTCCTAACCATCGTAATGTCACCGTGTTTGGCTACAACGCGGATGTTGACACGACTGAAGTGACCGTCTGGCCGCTGCCGTCCATCATTGCGCATCCAGCAGCCGCACTGCAGATGAAGGTAAGCTCGACCGACGCTAACGACACGTCGGCAGGCACTGGAGCCAGAACAATCGTCATTCAAGGGTTAGATGCTAGTTATAATGAAATAACGGACACGGTTACGCTAAACGGGTTAACCGAAGTGTTGACGTCGAAGTCGTTTTTGCGGGTCAATTATGCTTATGTAGCAACCGCAGGTAGCACAGAGTCAGCCGCAGGTGACATCTATATTGGCACCGGGACTGTGACGGCAGGCGTGCCTGCTACGGTCTACAACATCATTAAGTACGATTTTAACAACACCGTTACTGGCCACTATACGATTCCCGCAGGCTATACCGGCTATCTGGCACAAGGGTTGTTTTCTGCGGGCCAAGCCTCGGGGTCAACCCAAGTTCGCGGACGGCTGTTAACTGCAGGCACCGACGGTATCCGTCGCACTGCAGCCGTCACCACGGTCAACAACGGTGTAGCAGACTATGTGTTTGAGTACCCGTTGCGGATAGAAGAAAAAACCGATATTGAAGCTACCGGTGTAGGCAGCGCCAATAACAATGGTGTTTCTTGCATGTTCATTATTCTTTTGGTTAAAAACACCACAAACTAATTATGGCTAATTACACCTACATCACCGCATCAACCAACATCAAGCCTATGGCAGGCAAGGTAAAGGGTATCTTTGTTAGCTCGGCGTCCAATACGCCGACTATCACGGTCTATGATTCGGCCAGCACAACGACATCTAACAACACTATTTTGGGTACCTTCACCCCGACCGGCGCAACGTCGTACCTGCTGCCGTTGGATGGTGCGTATGCCAAAAACGGAATTTATGTGGCAATTGGCGGAACAGTTGCTGCAACAGTAATTTACGAGTAATCTTGCTGTAAACCGAACTGACGCGGTACGTCAGGGATTCTTTAGGAATCGACAATGTCTGAAGAGATGCAAAACCAGTTAGCGGATTCACCCGCGCCAGAACAGGCACCGACGGCAGAGCCTGTAGCTGAAGAAACACTAGCGCCGGAGAATGAACAGCCGACCGAGCAGCAGACCAAGACCTTCACACAAGAAGAGCTGGATGCGATCGTAGGCAAAAGGCTTGCAAGAGAGCAAAGGAAGTGGGAACGTGAGCAGAGTCGTAGGGCACAAACCGCATCTACACCTGCAGAGCTACCGCCTGTCGAAAATTTTGAGTCCGTTGATGCGTATGCCGATGCACTGGCGACGCGCAAGGCTGAAGAATTGCTGGCAAAGCGGGAACTTGAACGGCAACAAATGGATATGCTTGAGGCGTATCACGATAGGGAAGAGGAAGCACGGAGCAAGTATGATGACTTTGAACAAGTCGCCTACAACCCCAAGCTGCCAATCTCTAACGCGATGGCTGAGACGATCCAAGCGTCGGATATTGGCCCTGACATTGCGTATTACCTTGGGTCTAATCCGAAAGAAGCTGCACGTATAGCCGCACTGAATTCGCCCATACTACAAGCCAAAGAGATTGGCAAAATTGAAGCAAAGATTGCTTCTGAGCCGGTTTTGAAGAAAACGACAAGCGCCCCACCACCTATCGCACCCATATCGGGCAGAGGTTCTGGATCGCCGTCTTATGACACAACTGACCCTCGTTCTATCAAGAACATGAGTACGTCTGAGTGGATTGAAGCGGAGCGCCAGCGCCAGATAAAGAAGTGGGAAGCTCAACGTAACCGCTAACTTTTTTTAGGATATAAATCATGGCAAACTCGATTCTTACCATCGACATGATTACCCGTAAGGCTCTCGAAATCCTTGAGAACAACCTGGTAATCACTCGTAACGTCAATCGTCAGTACGACGATTCTTTCGCCGTTGAAGGCGCAAAAATTGGCTCCACTCTGCGTATTCGTTTACCAGACCGCGCTCTGGTGACCGACGGCGCCGCTCTGCAAGTGCAGGACGACAACGAACAGTTCACCACCCTGACCGTGGCTTCGCAGAAACACATCGGCGTGAACTTCACCTCCGCTGAACTCACCATGCAGTTGGATGACTTTGCAGAGCGTGTTCTGAAGCCTCGTATTTCGCAGCTGGCTTCCAGCATCGATGCTGACGTCGCTAACGCATACAAAGCAATCGGTAACACGGTTGGTACGCCTGGCACCACTCCATCGACTTCGCTCGTTCTGCTGCAAGCTCAGCAGAAGCTGAACGAAAACGCTGCTGTGATGTCGCCACGTTACGCAACGGTTAACCCAGCGGCTAATGCTGGTCTGGTTGAAGGCATGAAAGGTCTGTTCAATCCGACTGACACCATCAGCCGCCAGTTCAAGAACGGCATGATGGGCACCGGCGTTCTGGGCTACGACGAAGTCAACATGTCTCAGTCAATCAAGCAGCACACCAACGGCGATTGGGGTACCACCATCACTGTGACATCGACCGTCACAACTGAAGGTCAGTCCACCCTGCCAATCAGCTTCACTGGCTCGTCTAAGACATGGAATGTCGGCGACGTGTTCACTATCGCTAACGTGTTCGCTGTCAACCCACAGACCCGTGAGTCGACTGGCTCGCTCCAGCAGTTCGTCGTGACTGCTGCTGCTACTGGCTCGTCAACTGCTACGCTGTCGATCAGCCCAGCGCTGTACTCGGCTTCGCAAGCTCTGGCTACCGTGTCCGCACTGCCTGCTTCAGGCGCTGCTGTCACTATGGTGGGTAACGCTACTGGTCAGTACGCACAGAACCTCGTCTACCACAAAGATGCGATCACTTTTGCGACCGCTGACCTGCTGATGCCACAAGGCGTTGACATGGCTTCCCGCCAAGTCCACAACGGCATTTCGATGCGTATTGTTCGTCAGTACGACATCAACAATGACCGTCTGCCTTGCCGTATTGACGTTCTGTACGGCTTTAGCACAATCCGTCCGCAAATGGCTTGCCGCGTCTGGGGCTAAGCACTGGTGGGGGCTTCGGCCCCCATTAACGACTCTATTTGAAAGGAATTATCATGGCTCTTCCTAACGGCGCAGGCGGCTATCAGATTGGTGATGGCAACCTCAACGAAACAATTTTTCAAGTAGTTCCAGTACCGGCAACGGCTACCGCAACTGCAACTCTGACTGCTGACCAAGTGCTTAACGGCATTCTGCTCGGCAGCCCAGGTTCTTCGGCGGCAAGCTACACGCTGCCGACTGTCTCTGCTCTGGAGACTGCACTGCCTAACTCCGACAAGGCTGGCATTTCGTTCGACTTTTCGGTGGTCAACGTCGACGGTTCTGGTTCTGGCGTTATCACGCTGGTGACCAACACCGGCTGGACGCTGGTTGGTCTGATGACCGTTGTTGCAACTGCTGGTACGGCGCAAATCTTCCGTGCCCGCAAGAGCGGCGCTGGTACTTGGACTCTGTACCGCATTGGCTAAAAACCTCGGGGGCTTCGGCCCCCGTTATTTAAAGGATAGATCATGCCTAACACTAAA